CAAGTCCATCGTCGCCATGTGCGTCGCGTTGTCCATCTCGACCAACGTAGCGGCTGGAAATGTTGACGGCGCTGCGGTCGTATCGCCAGATACGAAAATGCCTGAGAATGCCGCTCTGAGAGCCGTGGCAACGGTATTAAAAATTAAATTTTCGCAATCAATAATTTTAACCACCTACCCTCATGTCGCCTTGATAGAATATCGTGTTAAAATCCATAGCGCCACGCCTATACCTGTTATAGGCAACATGATGAGGTATTCCAAAGAGCTCGCACCACTCACTCATACATCTGCGCTCGCCGTCGCGCTCAAAATAAATGCACTGCCTACGATTGCGCCCTTGCGTTTTCCAGTCAGCCCAGCGACAATTATCTGGCGCATAATGCCCATTATTGTCGATACGATCAAGGGTAAGTCCGCGCTCCCATCCATTAACCAATGCCCAATCAACAAAAGCATCAACGCTAACCATCCATTCATCGCACACCTTTATTCCGCGTCCGCCATGCGTCTTATAGGACGCACTCTTGTGATTGTAACATCGCTGTAACGCTCGGCTCCTCGCGGCAATAAGCGCCGTATAATCTTCTTTCGACATGTTACGCAAGTTGTGCTTGCAATTTCCACATGACAGTGATTTTTCGTTTATTACACTGAATATATATACAGTCCTTGTTTCACCGCAATCGCATTGAAACAATCCGTAATTTGGGCTAGAGCGTTCTGATTTTCCTATATATGTCCAGTGATTAAACTTGTCACCTATGCCAAGCGTCATGTCTTAAAAACCTCCCTTGCCAGTTCCGGCGCTATCCGTTCCAATTCTCTCGCTGTCTTATACATGAACATCGTCGCCGGTATGCCGTAAGTGTGTTTCACCGCGCCAGATTCGTCATAATACCACCAGCCGCCCGGATTACCGCCTTTACCTTTGCCGTACTCGCCAATCGTCATGCCGAGTTCGCTGCCCATTGGATGCGGGCTCGACCCGGCTGGGCCGTTATATCGAATGCCTGTACCAAATTCCAAAAAAATCGCATTTCCGCCCGCCACGATCACGCCTTTGTTGCCGTTCCGATAACCCTTAATTGATTCAAGCGTTTCGCCCGAGTCGATGTGTCCGACTTCGTTTATCGCGTAGTCCTCGCCGTATGCGACCATTGCGGCTATGAGGGTTTCGATTTTACGGGGTAGGTCGCGCTTGTACTGATTAAGCTGCCTGATCGCGTCCGATATGGATTTTTCGGAGAGGGCGAGTGTGAGTTTCATTCGCTCACCCTCACCGCATAAAACACCGCATCGTTCAGTGTGGGCGGTATTCCTGCGATTCTGTAATTATGTCCCGGCGCGGTCGCCGTGTACGGGTCTGGCGGGTCGATACCAAACCATATAATCGACGCTGAATCAATCGGCAGCGGTTTCTCACATATGACACGAATCGTATCTTTTGCGAGGATTCCGAACATTTCGACTTCGGCGTCCGATTCTTCCACTTGGTTGCGACTGGCGCAGAATAAGTGATTTCATACGTGCCAGTTCCGTTGCCGTATTCGTCGGTGACTTCGGTTTTGCTGACATAGGTCGCGTAGCATAGCGATTGGCGGTTCCGGCGCAACGCTCTCATATCACACCTGCAAAAGTTGGCACATTTTTGTGAATATAATCGCTCACATCAGAATACTTAAACTGTCTCGATATGCCGTTTTCTCCGTGTCCGACCTGTCCTTCTGCACCCTTCAATCCGTACCCGACCACGCAAGACTGAATAATCGTTGTATCGTATTCAGCCATCATCGCTTCGTTATACTTCACAACAATGGTTTCTGCGTCTGCTGGCGTAACGGTTTCGTCGTAAGCCAACCCATAATCTTCGAGTTCCACATCGTCGCTGTCATATTGCCAGCTTTCAGCCGATTCGGAGTATGTGAAAGTGTATGATGTGCCAGTAACAGGACTGATGGCCCCGAGAAACGGTCCGATACTGATTGTGACATGCTCGTTTGTCAATCTGGCTATTTTCGGGCGCTTCGAGTACTGAAAAACATGACAGATCGCCTCGCGCATGGCGAATTGAAGAATCGCGGTCAAGGAATTGTCCTCGTCCGTATTGGTTATATCCAACAGTCCCTTCAACATCGTCAAACGCTGTGCTTCGGTCATTCGACTTCCTCCATTTTTGCGTTAATCGCGGACACCATCTCGTCTTTACTCGTGCTTGCAGAGAACGACAGATCAAGTTTTTTCCCAATCTCGCGGAGTTTCTTTGCGCCGAGGTCGGCGGTGACGGACTCGGCTTTAGGCGGTTCAGGCGACGTATCACCACTTGTCGTTGTCGTCTCTGTCTCGACAAACGAATATTCATCGTGCTTAAAGCCCATCGCGTCGAGCCGCGCAATTGTTCGCTCATCATCCGTTTCAAACACGCCCATGCCATGAAACTCATCTGTTTTACCGAACTTGCACAGCCGCTTATTGTTCTCTGCATCCCAGACAACGCCATTACCAAGAAACTTCATCATTCAGCCTCCGCCATCATCCCAAACGCGACCATAATATCTCTCAAATTATTAACCGCAGCCGCAATAGCCGTACCGTTTGCGTCAGTCGCAAGATCGGACTGATTCGCGGCTTGAGTGCCGGTTGCTATTTTTGCGCCGAGAGTATTGTCGTTTAGCGTTGTGACATCAAGAGCAGGTATTGTGTCCGTTCCATCAAAAACCCTGCTGAAAAATTCTCTTAATGCCGGATTCCTCAGTTTGTCAGTGTTGGTTGTAGCCATTTTAAACTCTCCTTCCATAGTAGGGGCGGGATAACCGCCCCGTTCGTTCCTATGCTATCGTCAGGACGTTGCCAGCCCTGTTAATGTGCCGTGATATTCTTCGGGGCCATAATCAAGGCCGACCTGCGCGTACAGGAATCCGCCCTTCTTTGCCGTGGTCTGAGCCACAGGAACATCAGAGATAATCTGCCCCTCATACGGACAGAACACAGGTGATACGACGGACATGTCCGCAATCAAAATTGTTCCTGCGGGCATGAACGGATCCCAAACCACGCCGAGTTGACAAAAATCAGTTTCAATCTGATTGATGTTTAAACCGCCCACGTTGCGAGACTCAGGCGCGTAACCGTATAGCTTACTGATTGCCTGTTTCTGGAACGCTCCGCAGAATGCAACCATGTTCCCGAACGTTGCGCCGTTAGTGGCCATTTCACGCAATAATTCCTCAACCATCGTTGTTGTTAGTGCCGCAGAACCGCCAGCCACGGTATTCGTACTGCAAGCCGCGATAATGCCTCTCGTTTTTGCGACCGTAGCGGCCGTAGACTGTGCCACATACGAGCCTTGCAGACACGAATATTCGAGGTCAACCGCCATCTGTTTTAATGCAGCCGCTCTCTGAAATGCGAGTTCGTCTTTCACGGGCTGATTCGGGTTGCTACCGACCACCGTGATCGCACCGACCTCACCGAACGTGGACTGTTTAGCAAACGACACGCCATACGGATACTTCATGATCTGGCATGTGTTATAGTCCTGTCCGCGCGTGTAGGTGATCTCTGTAGTATCAGATATAGACGTTGCCTCCGACTTCACGGCAGTTGCCTGATCTGCCGCCCTGAGCGCCCACGGCTGGGCGATAGGAAAGTTAAACGATGAAGTCGTTTTTCCGCCGCCAGTCAGCCCGCCAATCATATTGATAAACGGTGTCTGATTCGCCCCGATAAGGAACAATTGACCTAGATAGTTAAGGTCTTCACGATCTGTATATGCCATTTTAAATACACTCCTTATTTTCGGCGCGTTCTTTCAGCGCCGTTTATTCTTTTGGTAACGCTTTAATTTGTGCCTGTAATGTCTGACACAAAACGAAGTCACCGCGTTTTTCGGCTTCGTTATACTGCTCAATTAGTTTTGCTCTGTCGCCTTTCGGCGGCTCATTTCTGCCGGGAGGTGGCGGGTCGCCACTTGCGAGCGCGGCGGCTTTCGCGGCCTTTTCGAGCGCTTCTTGGTGTTTTTTCTGGTTTTCAAACACCTTATCCATGTCGCCATCAGCGAATGCTTGCGCTGTTTCCGAGGCGAGATTCTCGTCATAGCCAAGGCCTAAATATTTCGCCTTGTGCTTCGTAACAGCTGTTTCTTTACGGAGCGTTTCGAGCTCTTTCTGCAAAGCCGCTTCACTCGCCAGCCTTTCAGCTTCTTTTTTTTCGTCCTCGGACAGCTTGCCGTGATACTTCTTTTTCCAGTCTGCCACCTCGGATGCGGTACGATCAAAAACGTCCTTTTTCACGTAACCGGAGTAATCCGGATCGGGAATATCATGTTTTTCGATCAGTGCGAGCTTTTCGTCCGCTGTCATTTCAGGTCTATAGCCATCTAGCTTAGTAACGTCGATTTTCATTAAGATTCTCCTTGTCTTTTTAGGTCTTCTGTGACCGTAATTTGCGATTAACGTCTTCTCTGACGATGGTGTGAAATTTTATACCGTCTTCTCTGGCGGTTTTTAAAAAATAAAGCGTCAACTGGCCTTTTCGGGCTTGTTGACGCTCTTGGCGTTCTCATGATATTCGTTTATCGTTTTACATCGAGGACAGAGAATTTCCGCTTTTCCGCCCTCTATCTTTGCGAGAAGTTTCCCGCATTTTTTACACCTAAACTCAAGCAGCAGGATCACCCGCTTTCGGTTCGGGTTTCTTCGCGTCGCTCGGATTGGTCTGTGTTACCTGTTCCGACTTAACCTTTTCGTAATATTCCTTACTCTGCCTGTAAGCATCCTGCGGATCGCTGAACATTCCGCAATGCGTAAATGCTAATTCGGGCGCAACCTTGTCGTTTGAAAGCATACTCGTCAAAACCTGTGCCTTTGTCTGAATGTTCTCGTAATTTCTGCGAGTAAATTTCGTCTCTATATCCACTAACCCAAGTGGAGTTCCCACCGTATCGCGTAAAACTCGAAGAACGATCTTCAAAAAACGCCGTTCAGATTCCTTGAACATGATTTCATCGTCTTTCGCCCGAGCCTCCGCAGCAGACCACCCGTCTCTTATTAGCGTTGCTGCGCCGGTATCGCTCGTGCTGCTCCCGCCGTTTCGATTCGGCATACCTGCGATGTTCAACACGGTTTGATACATGTAATCAGTCAGCGTCTGCGTCTGCGATTGGTCAAGCTGTTCGGCAAGCTCTTTTACCTCGGCCTTTATTTCTCCGATGGATTTTAGCTTAATCAATCCGGCCTCACGGAGCGACACCGCTACATCGTCGTCAATGTCGCAATTGTAAAATATTATTAAACTTTGAATAAATTGTTCAACCCCATCAAGACGGTTGCTTTGTACTGTATTTATCGCGTCTAGTATCGGCATAACGATTTCGAACGCGCCAAGCCGGGCATTATTGAGCGGATACTCGATAATTGGCACAACGCCCAGCGGATTTGCCGTCTCTGCTACAATAGGGTCGTTTTCTTCGCTCATGGTCACAGTTAATTGCTGCGCTGCTGTATAAACCGTATAGATTGTCGATTTATCCTGCTTGGTTATGTATTTCACCCCAAACAGCGGCGGTTCTCCAAGACCGGAATGATATACGACAAACGAATAGCGCGGATCAAGCGTGTATGTCTCAAACGGAGCTTCGTCTTGCGGTGCATCGCCCACAACGGATATCCCGAGAAATTTCCTCAATCTTTTTGGAACTGTCGCACCCGCATAAACCCTGTTTGGCTGTACCATCCTGACCCCGACACCGCAAATATACATCCATTCAGCAAGCGACTTGTCGAGTGCGGACTTGCCGTTCAAAAGCATGAAATCGTTAAGCTTCTGGATGCCGCCAGAAATCACATCCGTACTGCCTCGGCTTACGTATTGCAATGGCTCGCCGCACAGATAGCCTGTTTTAAAGCTGACTATTTCATTTGCTCTATTTTCAACGATCTTATTGCAGATTTCTTTTCGGATCGTTTTTGTTCTTTGCAGTATCGGCTGATCGCCGCGATAATATCTATACAAAAAGTCGCACTGAGCTGAATTGTTTTGATGATCGAGAAGCGCATCGGTCAGAATCTGAACGACGTTTCCTGATGTGATTTCTGATTCATCACACAATATTTTGGTGCGACCGATATACATAGGTTCTCCTTCCGCAAATCCGCTCCACTGGTTCAGCGCCGCAGCGAAAGGAATAAACTCTGCGGCGCGGCCGATGGACCAATGAAAACATACTTGTACACCTGTATTATACTACCACTTAATGGCCATGTCAATACATATTGTATCGTGTATTGCACGATAGCTCTATAAGTGGTATGATTTCCTTATGAAAGCCGAACTCGAAAAACTCAAGCCATATCTCGAACGCGATCAGTACGAGCCGTACAAGCTCTATTTTGACGCGCTCAGATTGCTGGAAGATAAGCATGAATCGTATGCGTTTAACCGGGAGCTGCGGGCAGCGACATTGAGCGCGGCCAGACGGACGGGCGACGTGCGGTTTGTTGAGTTGAATAAACTGACGTATCTGTATTCAGCTAAAGATGTTTTCGAAGATTATATGATTTACGTCGAGTGGAATCGGGAGCCTGAGAAACGGTTCTACCTGCCCCGCAGAAAGGTGCTGCGCGTTTTGGCCCTAGACCTGCAAGACTTGGCGGATCGCGTAATTGATTTTCTCGGAATCAGCCTACCTACTCGCGTTGGCAAATCGACGCTATGCATATTTTTTATGACGTGGCTAATGGGCCGAAACCCTGATGTAGCGAATGTTATGTCGGGTCATTCCGATAAGCTCACTGACGGTTTTTATCGTGAAGCGCTGTCAATCATATCGGACTCCGAAACATATCTATGGGCAGACGTGTTCCCCGGCATAAAAATAGCCGATACATCTGCAAAAAACGAAACAATTGACCTAAATAGAAAAAAACGTTTTTCAACGTTTACAGCCAGATCAATCGGCGGCACGCTGACCGGTGCTGTTGAAATTGGCGAGGGCGGCTGTTTGTACGTCGATGACTTAGTGGAGGATTTGGAAGAATCGCTGAATCCGGCTCGATTACAAGCAAAATACGACGCCTATTTGAATCAGCTAAAAGACCGCAAAAAAGAGGGTTCGTTTGAACTGATGGTCGGCACGCGTTGGAACATCCTCGATCCGCTCGGGCGCGTCAAGGAGCAGCACGGCGACAATCCACGCTATCGGTTCCGTGTAATTCCAGCTCTCAATGAACATGGTGAATCAAATTTCGTTTACGATTACGGCCTAGGATTCTCGACCGAGTATTTCCTCGATATGAAAGCGAGTATTGATGACGCAACGTGGTGGGCAAAGTACATGGGGGCTCCATATGTTCGCGAGGGGCTACTGTTTCCTGCCGAAGAACTTCGATATTATAACGGCGTACTGCCCGACGGCGAACCGTACAAGGTCGCTACGTGCGACGTGGCGTGGGGCGGTGGAGACAGTCTTTCTATGCCTTTTGCTGCGGTGTACGGCCCTGATGCAGTCTACATCTCTGACGTGATATTCAATAAAGGTGACAAGACCGTTACTCAGCCAGTCGTTGTAGGGCGCACAAAAATCCACAAGCCGCACAAAGAACGATACGAAGCAAATAACGGTGGTGGAGAGTATGCCGACGCGATCGATCAGAAACTACGCGCTGATGGCGTTCACGTTAATATAACCGCTCGGAGAGCACCGAGCAACCAATCAAAGATGGGCCGTATAATTCAATACAGCCCGGATATAAAAAACTTCTACTTTATACGATCAGGTCGAGACGAAAATGGAAAACCGTACAGATCGGACGAATATCAGGCATTCATGGACGAATTAACCACGTTTTCACAGGCTGCCAAGAATCCGCACGATGACGCGCCGGATTCACTGGCGATGATGGCCGACGAACTGCTACACGGAACTGCACGAATCGAAATCGGGCGCCGTCCGTGGTAAATAAAAAAACGCCCCGTCAGAATCGGGGCGCTCGGCAGTAACTTGTCAGTCTAACGCATACACCAAATCATCAAATGCAGTCGAGTACTGATCGTATAGACCTGTATCAAATCTCTCGCCGCCAACCTCTACGCCAGAGTTTACATAATCAGACATTAAGTCGAGTTGTTCGCTCAATTTCGACCAGACGGAAGTTATTTCGTCGTATCCTTCTAAAGCCGACATAGATGCGTCACATTCCGATTTATCCTCCATGGCCTTGTTAAATTGCTCGATAGCAAAATCTATGTCGAGCGATTCGCCCGTGGCGCTTTTGCCGTCAAAAACATAAGAGTCAATATCAACAAAATAGTTCCAAACCCCTATCTCCCAATCTCGCGCCGCATTGACTTGTTCAACTGGACTCTCCGCCGCTGCTTGCGTAGCAGAGGTACACCCGATCAATCCAAAAATAACTATCGCCATAAAAATAAATAATGCAATCCGCTTCATCCCAGCACCTTCCTTTCGGTGTCAGTTTATACCAACTGGGGCGGGGGTGTCAAGTCGCCGAGCGCATGAAGCTGTTCTAAGTTGATTTTCGGCGCGTCTTCCCATCGTTTCCGTTCGGCCTGCTCAGCCAAATATTCCGCCTGTGTAGCCATCCCCGTTTCCTTTCCGCCCTGTCGGGCACGACTCATCTCGATCAGTTCGTTAATTTTTCTGATCCCCTCGGTAATTTTCACTCTGGCGATATAAAGCGAACGGTCGTCCGACTTAATGCCGTCAATAATTCTGATCGCATCGCTTAGATCGGTGCGCAGTCGATTCAACAGCGCAATTCTTCTAACATCTACTTTCATCGCCCCGCCTCCATGCATCCGGCGCACTTATGCATCTTGCCGATCTCTGTACCCCGAATTGGCTGATTTAACAGGTGACAGTTCGCCGCAATCGACCGAACGTACCGCCGACCCGTTCCGTTAAACAAATCGCCGTATGTCGTGCATTCAACTTCGTTTACGCTGAAATCCTCCTGATGCGGACAATCCAAACATAACTCCCCGTCCGGGACCGTGAATTTAATCTCGGGCATTTAAAACAGCTCCTTTCATTTTTACATGTTTGACCGCAGTCAATGCCTCAATCGGCGTCATCCCCTTTGTTTTGACGCGATACATTACCGTCGGGACTGATAAGCCGTATTCGGCGCACCACTCATTCACTGATTTCGTTACATTGTTTATCGTCCAGTTGTGTTTTCTTGCGTAAGGCTTACGCTTCTTGCGCTTCGTAAATGTGTACGGAGGATTCTTGTTTCCAAGTTGAACCTCCATTGTAGTCCATCTGCAATTGTCGGGACAATACCCCTTGTCGTTGTCAATTCGGTCAATGGTTAGATCGTTAGCGTAGCCGTGTGATAGCGACCATTCGCGAAAAACCTTGTAATTTCCGAACCATTCTTCACATATGCCAATTCCGCGACCGCCATATGTTGCATAGTTCGTGCTGTTGGGATTATAGCACCGCGCTTTCATGCCATACCAAATACCGTACAACCGCTCTGATGACAGCCCATCCGCTTGGTAATTAATCTCGTAATGGTATTCACAATCTATGTTTCCGCAGGTTTTCACATCGCCTTGCAGAAGATTTGTCGGCTTAACTCGCGTTTCCCTGCCACAGTCACAAATGCAAGTAAAGTACGTATCGCCATACGTCTTAATTGTCAAGTGATTATGTTTTTGTCCTACCCATTCCATTGAGGTATATTTACCATAATTAAACTGGCACATGCACTTTGCAGGCTTATCGCCGCAAACCCGACCCGGCGGGTGATATACGGTTCTTCCACACTCAATGCACTCAACGAGCCAGCCTTTTTGCGGCTCATATGACATAATCCGCCACGCACCGATAGTTTTCCCAATCCACTCAGGATTGCTGGGCAAGTTCGTAAACCATTCCTGTCGTCTTCGCTCCTTATCGGCCTTTATTGTGCTGGCTTTACATTCGCAATTACCCTTATTTTTACCTTTGCGATAATCGCGACCGTTATGCGTAATTTTAACCGCTCCACATTTTGTACATTCAAGTTTCCACATCTGTCTGCGAGTTTTCCAGTCATACCAAACATCCACAACCCTAAAATCGCCGTAAACCGTACCGATGCGTTGCGAGTAAAACCCATCCTGCATATCAAGAATTTGCCGCATGTTACTTTCAGTTATCATGTTTCCTCCAATATCGCTTCGTGAACGCCCTTCACCCAATCCATCTTCCCGTACTTGTAATAACCCTCGTACACAGGGCGATTATCGTTAATAGCCTTGATGTGCGACGCATAAAATTTCTTTCCGTTGCGCGTTCTGTAACCATTGTCATTAAGCCATTCCGCCGTGTCCGTCAGGTTCATGCCGTTTTTAAGCTGTCCAAATATTGCCCGAACCATCTCGGCTTCGTCCTGTACGATCTCGTATTGTCCGTGCAGTATCTTGTACCCATACGGAGCACGTCCACCGCTATATCCGCCAGAAGCAGCTTTCAATCTTCGCCCACCGCCTGTGCGCTTAGCAATATTTATGCGTTCCTGCTCTGCAATAAACAAGGCAAGGCTTTCCATTACGTTTGTAAATACGCCCATCTGCCCAAAATCCTCACTGACGCTCTTTAAGGCAATATTTTTCTTTTTCAGCGAATACTTAACGTAAAAATACTGCTCCATATCACGGCTCATCCGGTCATTTTTAGCAACTATAACCGCTTCAATCGGAGGGTTGCTAATCTCGCCATACAACAACTCATTCAATGCTGGTCTGTCAAGGGTCGCTCCGCTTATACCCTCATCTACCGACCACGCAGAAATTTCGTACCCATTACTCAACCCGTACAACTTAATCTGCTCTTTTTGCGCGTCTAAACCAAATTTATCTTCTCCGACCTGCCCGTCAGTCGATACGCGGCAATATCCAATCGCTTGTTTCATTTCTTTTTATCTCCTTTCACCTTACAACAACATATTAACACAAGTTAATGTAAAGGTCAATAGTATTTGTAAACATTCTTTTTAATATTTGGTATTTTTTGGCACGTACTGCCTTTTAGTACTTTCGGAACTCATGGGGGTCACTGGAATGTAAAGCATTTTCCATAATCCCCCACGGGTGTCATATAATAACATATGCAGATAATGAACGATCCGGCTTAAATATACGCTTAAAGCGAATGGCATACGGATAATCTTGAATTAAATTTACAATTACTATTGACATGTTATTGTATTGGCTATATAATGATTGCAAATAACGAATCACCCCGGCCACGAGCCGGACGAAAGGAATGAAGCAGAACGAATATACCGTGCAAGCAGAGGAATTCTGCAAGGAGACTGGCACAAAGATATCAATCAGCTTTAAGGAATATGGCAAGCACTTTGATGATGAAGAAAAGCACCGCGAGCGCATAACCGAATAATCGCAGATTGGCCCGGCCTAACGCGCCGGGATTAATGCGGTATAATAAAACAAAAATAGGAGGTATTTAAAATGAAAGCGAAAGAAATACGGATAAATTGGGAAGCGTACGATTTTAGAGGATGTTGCGCAAAAGATAAAGCATGGCCGCTCGAAAGATGGATTGACGCAATAAAAACAATACTAAAACTTGAGCATGTCAACATCACGCTGATTGTCAAGGACGCACTAAACGAAAAATGCCCTGTCAACGCCGATGATAGCACGTTTAAGGAAATTGCAAAATGGCATTTACAAAGGCGGTTGACCAGCATAAATTGTAGCGACACGCGCCCGCTGAAAAGACTCCGTAAGACATTGACTAGTTATGGCAAATAGCGCAGACTGGCCCGGCCTAGCCGGGATTAATGCGGGGCCGAAAGGCACGGTCAGAACCCCGACAGAATGAAAGGATGGAATGAGGTATGGATGAAATCTGCACATGTAAGTTTTGCAACACGGATATTGAGTGGGGCGGCGCAGACGATCAGCGCGGCACGATATGGAGCTGTGAGGAATGCGGCGAATTGTTTTGTTCGGCCTGCTTTGACGAGCGACACGGGCGCGGAGGATTGCACCGGATGGCGAATGAGGACGATCTTATACTATGCCCCGATTGTTACGCCAAATACGCGGAGGTAAGCGCGTGCTAATACTCCTGCTACTATTAGCCCTGCCAGTCATGATACTGGCGGACCTTGCGAAAAAAACACGATAACGACGAGCCGAGCCCGGCGGCCAAACCGGGCAGAGAGGGAATGAGGATGTTTCTGGTGAGTTTTTTAATCAAAGGTGAATCACTTCTGACCAAGTCAAACACAGACAACGCAAAAGATATAACGGATTCGATCCAAAAGGGATACAAGTGCAAGCGAGCAGAAATAAGCATCGTATCTATAACAAAATTTTAAACCCGATCCACCACGAACCCGCCCACACCGGCGGGTTTTTTCATGCCCTTCACCCGATATTCCCGCCTCACCACGAGCCACACGAGCCAATTTAAGACGTTTTATATCGCGGCTGTATATTTGCCTACCTACGGATATGCCGCGCCGCACGTTGGCGCACGTTCAGCCATACGGCACGGCTAACCCCAAACACATCGGAGCCGCCAGCCGCCAGAATAACAAAACCGCCCTGATCGTCACGGATCGGAGCGGTTTTTTCGTGTCAGCCAAGGCAGATTATAGTCGTTCGGCCTAGAGTTGCTCGGGTCTGACCGAAAGTTGCTAGAGAGTCGCCGGGTTTTTCTGGCATAGTCGGGCTATTCCGTCGCTTCCGGCAGCGCTTCGATCGCCCGTTTCAGAGTCGCTGGGTCAGAGTCGGAGCCAAGCGGGTTGTTCGGAGTCAATACCACGTCCTGCACGTCCTTCATGCCGTAATAGTTCTTGGCTCGGAAGATGTAAGATACTGGA